TTTCTGTTTCTGTTTCTGTTTATATTATTTATTAAACATCCACATAAAATCTTTCATAGATTCTTTCGCCCTTTCCATTTCATCTAAGACAGCATCACCACAAGAATCAGGATTGATGATTACACTTGTTCCGTCATTGTCTTTATGCTCTTGAAAAGTTTTTATAACAAAATCTGCTGGTACAATTCCATCTACAGATTGTTTATCGTTGATGAAATATAAAGAAACTATCAGTGCCATAACAGCATCATCTAAATAACCTGAATCTCCTCCATAAGACTTTTTCTTTTTAGTGAAGGTAGTGAGTTGACTAATGGTGTCAGAGTCCTTTAGGATCAAATGTTGGCCCTCTACAAGCATCTTTAAGTTCGAACACCCTATACGTTTTGTCTTAGCTGTAGTTTTTATTCCAGGCAAAGGTGATTTCTGTCCATAGTAAACGTTTTCATATTCAAAATCATCTACTATTAAGTTAGCAATTTCCAATCCAGTTGAGTTTGCTTCAATGAACATATAAGCATTATTGTAATATTTTCCTAATTGAACAGCAATTTCTGGTACTTCAAAATAAGTAATACCTTCTTTGATATGACAAGTCGCAACTTGAATATAAGGAGTAGATGTTATATCTAAAACTTGAAGAGCTATTGCATCTCCTACAGTTTCTTCCATCATTTCTGACGAATCTACTCCTAAACTATAGATGTGACCAGGAACAGGATTATCATATACTTTTATGAAAGGCAAGTATCTCGAATCTACTTTTAATCCCATTGGATATATTGAAGGAAATTGTGTGATTGTATTCAATATATGAGCTTCGATCAAGGTTCTTGAAGAACCTAAGAAGTCATTTCCAAACTCAGAAGCAAATTCTCTTTCAGAAGTATTAGCAATGGTTTCTTCCTTCCACTTCTGATCTCTACCAGGAACTTCCCACCAATCAACTCGATAAGGAACAAACATATTTCCTTTACCAGCAACATCATCTTTCCCATTGATAGCATCAGTCCAGAATTTATAAAACTGATTCAATCCGTTTGGAGTACTTACAATTATAATCTTAGATTCGAGAGAAGAAGATATAGTAGGATATACAGAAGAATAAAACTTAGACCATTGTTTCGGAAATACAAATCCCATTTCATCAAGAATTAAAACATTGACAGACTTAGAACGAATAGCAGAAGACGAAGTAGCAGATGCAAGAATCTTACATCCATTCTCCAATTCAATTGATCGTTCATTCCATTTCTTAATACCTTGCTGAAGAAACTTAGGCAACAATTCATATGCCATTTTGATCTTTGCAAGAATACCAACAGAAGTATCTAACTTATTTGCCAGGATCGCAACAGTCTTTGCTTCATTGAAAAGGATATACCATAGACAAAAAATTTCATATGAAGTAGACTTGCCGCACTGACGAGAAGCTAGAACAATATTGAATCTGTTGTTAATAAAGTTGTTGATTATATTGTCTTGATAAAATCTTGTCTTTACTTTTATGATACCTTCATCAAGAGAGGTTATGTGATAGTACGTTTGTGCAAAGTACTTCCAGTTATTTTTACATCTTATGATTTCTTCGACATGTTCTTTGGTATATTCGAGAACACACTTACATGGTTTTAAATTACTATTACCTGAATAAGAAATCGTTTTTCCGTTTACATCAAACTCAAAATCAGTTACCATTAGTTCACCTAATAAAAAAGGGAATATCTCTATCCCCTTTATTTATACTTAAGTTATTGTATTTATTCTTATCAAACTTTTTTTCTATCTTCGTCAAAAGATATCTCACCACCTAAATGTACTCCTTCGTAAATAGCGTGAGCTTCTATTTCATTGACTCCAAGACTTTCCATAGCTTCTAACAAAATACTATCACATTCAGCTTTTGGTCTTTTAGTGATTCTATAAAGATAGTCATGGAGTACAGCAGCTTTCCAGTACTTTCCAAAAGGAGGAATAGTTACCCACAGTGCAGGAGGAGTACTAGCTCCGTCTGAAGTAGTACCAGCAGGAATAGTGATCAATTCACCAGAACGACAAAGATAATTATATGGTTGAAGAAGTGTAACATATCTACCATCGTCCGTTTCTACTTTCATCGGAGTTTGTTGGAATGCCATGATTAAACTCCGAAGGTCAAGTCAGGAAGATCGTTTCGTTTAGCAGCAGCTTCAACAGCTAACTGTGCAGCAGTTTTACCAGCTTTCAATCCTTGGATAATTGTTACAATGTCAAGACCAACAGATTCTGCCACAGGAACAAGAGTAGCTATTAAGTTGATTATATTTAACGGGTCCATTATTTACCTCCAGTATTTGCAGTTGTAGTTGCGGTAGTTGTTTTGATTACGCCTGTCTTAGTAAGAAGAGCAAGCATATCGGAATAAGCAGCACTCCATTGAGCTTGTGCAGCTTGGAAATTTTGAGTTGCTAATGCATCAGTAGGGTCTGATTTCAGATAGATTATAAGTGCATCATCTACTACAGGCCATACTAATTGAATTTTCTGATAGGCTTTAGAAATAGCCGCACAGTCTGCTGCGGGAATAGTCTTTGCTTTACAGAGTGAATCAGAAGCAATAGCTCCAGTTTTTACAAGATCATGCATGGCAATAAATGTATCACCTACAGTTACCTGTGCTGTAGTTGAACATCCAGCCATTAACATACCTGCTAAAAGGATAGAAGGAAGAATCATAGTTAGGTTTTTCATATAGTACTCCTTAGTTAGTTGTGTTGTGAGTATCACAACAACGTGAATGAATAAGTTATTAGACGAAAAGGAATGTGTTCATTATTATTTATAAAAGTTTTACTGCGTGATAGATTTTATTACAACACCCGTCACACCAGCAGGAAATGCAGGAACAGAAACTATATTACTAATTGCACTTTCCATTCCTGCTGCATTTGTATTGGTAACATAAAAACACCAAGCATTTGTACTGACAAGTCCAGCAACAGTTGCTCCAGTTCCATTAGGAACAGGAAATCCAGCAGCACCTTGAGTAGCAGTCGAACCAGTATAAGGTACAGCAGGACATGTAACAGTACCAGAATTTACAGTTCCTTGACCATAATAAACTTTTTGTCCAGCAACAGTAGCATCTGTAGTTAAAGTCCATTGCAATACTACAGTAGTTGCATTGGCAAATGCAGGAATTGCTAACATAAACATCAAGCTCAATACAGATAAAATCTTTTTCATATACTCTCCTTATGGATTGGTTATAGTAATTGTTATCGTAGTAGAAGTTGTTGCTGTTGGTAATATAGGTATAGTTACTATAGTACTTAACGGACCTATAATTAATGGAAGAGTTGTAGTCTTAGCATAATATCCAGCGATAGCAATACTATAAGATTTTGTTGCTAACATATTTGTTAATGTTATAGTATTAGTTGTAACTGTTATAGGAGAACTTCCCTGAGTAATACCTATTCCTTTTAACGGAGCTTTTGGTTGTATGTCATAGTAAACATAATATCCAGTAGGTTTTACAGGAAGAGCATTCCAAGTAACTACTGCGGTATATGCATTAGCTATAGAAGCACAAAATAGTATACAACCAATTATCAAAAGTTTTAGTTTCATTAATTATCCACATTGATTCTTAATCTTTTACCACTTCCTTCTCCACATTTATCAGCAATTTGTACTTGAATTGTCAATCCATCTATAGTTTCCCATACAACATCTTCTCCAAGTTTAATTCTGTTAAGAGCTTTATCGATACCTACTAATATTTCTGGAATATTGTTTAAGAATACTCTATTTTGAGTTTCTTTTTTTATGTCTTTGAGAATATCTATTAACAATTCTATCGTTTCTTCTATTTTATTTTTCATGTTTATCCTTTTAACTATCTGGAGTTGTATCAATATCATCTGAGGTTCGGTTTATTTTTTGAGCAGTAAGAACACCACCAAGTATTCCTAATGCTGTTGATGCTAATGTAATACATGCTACAGCTATAGTAATATCTTTACCATGCCACACAACTATACCACCTACTATTACTCCAAGTACTCCTATTGCTATTACACCAATAGCTGCAATTACCTGGAAATGTTTTTGTGAACTTTTCATACTCCACCAATGTTATTTCTGTAGTTCTTTTCCTATTTCATGGCATCTTGGTTTTTTTAATAAAATAGCCAAGTCTTCATGAAATTGTTTAAGGTCTTTAAGTTCTCCCATAACTATATCGTGTGTCTCAGTATTCATCTTTCTGCTCTCTTCACCTTCCTTCTTAGCAACAAATGCAAGTACTGGAAGAGCAACACCTTGAAAGAATGTCTGAACTAAATACTCAATCCATTCCAAAGGATTTTTTGGAACCTGCCACTGAAGAACAGCTATTACCATTACACATATAACCCAAAAACAAATCATAGATGATAGGCTGTTCGATAAAATTATTGCAATTCTTTCATTCATTCTTTGTACAAAAAGTCTGAAAGAATTCATATATTATCCTTTACTGAAATACTGGTATGCTTATATCAGAAAAGTTAACCAGAGCACTTGTTCCAAAGTTTACTAAGAACATCTTGAAGAAATCTGAATTACTAGCATTAGCTGTATTCCACGGATCGCTAGGAAGAACATTACCTAAATCTTGTGGGTGTCGAATCATTGCATATCTTTGTAAGAACAACATATTCTCTGTAAAGTATTGAGGATCGGGAGCGACATGTAGAGTAGTTGTATATGGACAGTAAATGATTCCAGAATCTCCATCATTATTATTGCTACCTAGATATCCAACCATAACATAATGTTCGTTCACATCGGCATATAGATCACAATACAATGGATATATTCCAAGATGACCTACAAGATAAGGATTGTTTTGATTGAACTCTGCTTGTGTATGGAACGCATTAAGTTGTAAGAAAGAAGTTGTAATAGGATCAGCCATAATAAAGATTGATCTGTTTCTCTTTGTGTCTCTTACAATTCTTTCAGCAGCAAGATATATATTTACAATTAGATCGTTTGTAATTCCTTGCAAGTCACCATTAACAGCACCTAAAGAAGCACTTAAATTTACAGTAGCAGAAGTTGTTATCTGAGAAATAAATTTCATATAAGAAATAACTTCTTTATCTATTTCCTGACGTATTTCAGATGCCATTGATTCAGCAGCAAGAGCTACACCATGCTCTTTATAGATATGGAGAATGTCCTGAAGTTGTTCTCTAGAGAATTTAGATTTGATTTTTCTAGCACCTGTAACAGCATCAATAGTTCTAGTTTCAAATCCCATATACTTAACAGAACTATTGCTATCTGTCAAGTAAGGAATGCCAACAAAGTTAGTTCCATCCCCATAAGGAGCACCAGTATATCCTCTAAAGATTTTATTGATAGCTGCTCGATTCCAATCACCATATGTTATGGTGTAGCTAGTCAAATTATTAGTATCTGTAAAAGTATCCGAAGCAACAGGAACATGCGATCCTGTTTCCATCGACAAAAGAATATTATAATAAGTAGATAAACTATTATGAGTTATAACTTCTTCTAGATATCTTACAGTATATGTAGAACCATATCCTGTCCATTCATCATTAACAGCAACTCCAGCAGTAAGAGTGCTAACTACAAAAGAGTTATACACATGAGTATTGGTTAATGCAGAGTTGTCACTACCAGTATAGAGACTATACAATGCACCAACCTTTGCCATCGGAGCAGACAAAGGTTGTATATCAGCAATCTCTGCAACTAAAGAGTCAGGATAAATTTTCTTAATCAACGGTAGAACCAATTGAGCAAATTCACCACCTACAGTTGAAGTGTCGTTTGCAGAATCGTCTTCTAACAAAAGAGATTGGTTTTTAAATGCTCTGTTCAATTTTGTTTCGAGAAGTGCTTGCTTCAATGCATTCATATTATTAACTCCTAAAAGGTTTTCTTTTATTTATATAAACATTCCTATTGTATTTTTTTCTTGACAAAAATTTTCATATATGGTATCTTTATTTATAATTATTGGAAAGTTATTGACATCAACGCAGCTAACTAAAAAAAAGGAGAAACAAAAATGTTTAAGAACATCGTGGCCATCGTGGCAATCGTGGCAATGTTGATCGTATCCGCAACGGCAGCAATGGCAAATCCGACAGCAGCACCGAAGCTTGTTCCTTTGTTTCACAATCCTATTCCCACCTATATTTATACCGACTATAGGACCGATTCCCGCCCCGGCATCTATCAGAAAGCGCATTGGAAGCCCGTATATGTGGTAGGTGTATTGCTGAGAGATACCGGCATTATGTATCCGCTTATCGAACAAGGGCAGTCTGTTAACTATTGCCGCACTCCTGAAATGTATCAGGCAGTTGAAATCGTTCGCCCTTCGTCTTGCCGACCTATCTTTATCGAACTTTACACTGTGCCGATCCCCAAAGGTCTTCCTGTCTATATGTCTCCGTTTGACGTTGAGCAGGAAATACAAACTTCTGGTCAGTAATCATTTGAACATCTAAATGCGAAAGCCCATTCAGTGTCAAGTTGAATGGGCTTTTTTTAGTTCACTTCGATTATCTTTGCAGACGTTTCGTTAATGAATTTGAGTAACTGATCACCAGAACCAACAAAGATGTTGTTCTCGTTGTGTTGAACAATAGGAACTCCACCAGTATTAACAGTAGAAGCAACCACAGTTTGCTTTCTAGACTTCTCGATCACAGCTATATCTTTATAACAATCCATAAGCAGTTTGATATTACTTCCCAATGCTGTTTGTAATTGAGCAAGTGCCATGATCTGTCCTGCTTTGATTTCATCGAATCCTATATTAGAAGCACTCTCCAAGATTCGTTGACCAGCAAGAACAACTTTAATGATATTGTTTCTCACCAAAGTAAAATCTTGTTTAAGCATAACTAAGTTCATGATAGATTCATCACAATTAGTTATCTCTCCGGTTGAAGTATCGACAATCTCAAGTTGATTTTCGTCTATATCTTTAACCAAAGTTTCTAAATCGGTTACAAGACTAGTTGCCATGTTAAACTGATCTTCTAATTTCTTTATTTTATTCGATTCCATGTTATCCTCTTAACTTATGATAGTTGATAGTCCGTTTAAAGTTTGTGTAGTTGGTTCGATATAACTTACTATAGTTTCTAATGGAGGATTGCAAGGACCGACTTCAAGAGTAGAACCGACTTCGGCTATTCCTATTGGAGCAAATTTGTATTCTATTCCATTGTTCTGAAGTACATTCAACAATACCCAATACTTTTTCCAATCATCGTCTACTCCAGGAATAATTCCCGTTGTGTTATTCAATATACAAACATATTTGTAATGATCATTATACATCAAATCAAATTCATTATAGATTCCAGCAGGATCAAATATTCCTCTATTGTTCAGAGTAAGATTGATAGTATCATTACCTGACAACGAAGGAGGATATGGATTAGCTGCATTGGCTACATACTCTTGATACGCAGTATTGATTTCATTCGATTCAATGATGCTCATAATAGAATCTATATGAAGAATTCTTGAAGATGATCGTTTGAAATTGTAATAGTTTGCTCTAATGTTAAAATAATATGATACCGTCCACAGTCTAGTTTCATCTTCGGATACTTCAGCAGGGAAATCAAACGATACAGAAGAAAGAGATATAGGAATAGATTCAGGATTATCTAAAATAGTAATGTCCAAAGATACAGACGGAGTAAACATTGGTATGATCTGCTCCATCATTTGAAATGCTTCGTCCATAGTCTTTGATATTGTACAAACTTCCATTTCAAGATTGTACGGAACAGGACCATACAATGAATCCATTCCATGATTATACATTAACTTGTTCAGTTTGTTTCCATGACGTTCTGAATCATAAACAATTCCCTGGATGTTGAAAGAGATTCTAGGGAGCAACCATTGTATTTCTACAGGAGCTATATTTGCGTCAGGATTCATTTGTTTTCTAGCTGAAGAGCTTTGCATGATCTCAAGGAACTTTTCTCTTGAGGCGTATTGTAGAGGCACAGTAATAAACTTTCTAGATGTGAATGTCTGAGTATTAACATCAAAGGAATATTTCTGTACAGTAATATCATCGAACAATGACATTATTCCTACAATCAATTTTTTAGTTATGTTATAGTTAAAGTACATTTATCTCATCCATTCTGTCAACCAGTATTCGTTAAAATATTTAAAGATGTTATCATTAGTTATGTCGTTTGTTCCTAAATATGATTCTCTACGATCCTCTAACCAATGTTCTCCAAAATCAGATAACCATTCTTCTAAAGATGCTTTGTTAATTTGAAATTTTAGAATATAAGAAGAAAATCCTTTGATATCTTTTCCTATTCGTTCTTCTTGTTCATCAACTATACTATCATGTCTATATCCTTCTTTTCCATAACTAGTAGATGGTTGAATAGACAAATCATTGTGTGGTCTTAATCTGTAATGATGAGAAAGTTTATCTCCATCTATTACAAATCTACTTTCATCACCACCTATATCATGTCCATATTTATGAAAATGTTTATCTCTAGTAAACGAACACCAATGTCCAGAAGTTATTAAAGTATCAATTCTAGATATTTTAAAAGCATTCTCAATTGTAGTATAATGATAAAGTATTCCTACTTGTTTTGCTTCTAAAAAGTATTGTTTAAATGATTTCATTTCGCCCATTCCGTAGGAAAGAATCTATTGAAATATTTTAGTAAGTCATCATGCCCTGCAATATCTTCATGTGGATATTCAGATTCATCATCAATATCTTCAAAGTAACAATCGGCATGATGTAAATCTATATAAACTTTGATCACATATTTAGAAAAGTTTTCAATAGCATAATGTCTAACAAGTTCTTCTTGTTCGTCCATATAATCATGATGAGTATAAAATTTTGAACCTTGTTCTCTATTCCAAAAGTAATTGAAAGGTTGTATCTTATAGTTTTCTGAAAGCTTATCTCCATCAACAACAAATATTACTCCTGTTGATATTTCTTCTCTTTGAATTTTATGAAAGTCTTTATTTCTAGTAAAAGAAATTCCATCATAGTCTGGTCCTGCTTTTAATCTATTTTCTTCACAAATTTCTATACCATTAGATATAGATGTATAGTGATAAAGAATACCAACTTGCTTTGCTTCTAATAGTTTTAAGATGTTATAGTATTTCATTGTGTAAGGGGATCGACCTCCTTAGTATTAACAACTTTAGCAGCTTCCTTTTGAGCAGGAACATTGAAGTTCTCCAATTCCTGTTGAGCAATATCATATGTAATTCCTTTGATAGTCTCAGGTCTGTCAAGGGCTTGAATCTCTTTTGGAATAGAAGGATCGTCAGCAACTGCTTGATGATCGTAACTATATAGTTTAGTTTTGAATACATATGAATTCTTATTTCCGAACACATACATTCCTGGCAGAGCTTCAGGTTCGATATGTACTATGTCAAATAGCTTCTTGCCATTGACATAATAAATCAAGTCACCTTGCTTTGGATATACAGGAGAGAAAGTTACTTCCCCATTATTAGGATTAGTAGTAGCAATCATCTGATTGAACATAAGGGTAGGACAATACCAAGTAGCTTCATCCTGAATCTGCAACCCGAACTTGGCATACATATCTCCTGATCCACTCCATGCACCATTTCCAAGATCGTCACAGAACAAACGAACTGGATATCCTTTTGATAGATATGATCCAAGAAATTCTCCGAACACATCTTCTGCGGTCATAACTTCTCTCTTGATATAGATACAGTCATTCCCATAAAGAAAACAACACTCAGCCCAAATATTATTATAGGTATTCGCAGCACCAGCTTTAGTGATATCATAATCCTGATTGTTTTTAAAAGGAGTTCTATTATAATAAGGATTGGTCATGTACTGTGGAACTTGAGGTAATATATTAATATGACTCATACCTCTTATATGATGACGAGCTTCTTCAAACCCAACTCCACCTTCAATCCAACCTTCTCCTCTAATATGATGTGTAGTAGTATTCTTGATACTACTCTCACCGTCTATGTGTTTATAATGATTCATGTTTAACCTACAAAGAAATCGATAGGAAGTTCATACATATCATGAAGCTGATCTTCAAGTATCTGAATATTAGTATTTGCTTCCTGGAGAATATCATTAGCATTTATGATAAGTCCATTCGGCAAAATACTTCCACCATACTTCATAAGAACTTGACCCCATTGTTTTCTGCAATACTCAGTAGCAAGTCTTCTAATGATTAACTCATTATAAATGTTGGTAACTTCATTGCCATATTCATCTTCTACAGGAGCAACCTTTACATAACATCTTAACAATACAACCTGATTAACATTAGGTGGTTCAAATAGATAAAGTTCTTTTGTAATTGTATTGTAATCATAAGTTATCTTTCTAGAGAATTCCAAATCTAAGGTTGCCAGCATTTGATTGACAAGTTCATATGTAAGAAGATCGATCTTTCCAGAACCTCTATACAAGTCAGCAGCAACGAATTGGTTCAAAGAGAATAAGGAACTAGGAGCATTGTTTGCTATTCCACCAAGCTCCATAGAATGAACTTCAACAACAGCAAATATATCATAAGGAAGATGATAAGTTTGGTTATGAACTGTTACATCGAGAGGAAGATATCTTTCTTTCACACCAGCAAAACATCTTTGCATATATAGTTCTAAAACATTATCTATTTGATCATCAATTTGTTCTGGAGTAAGTTCTACCTCAATTGACGGAGCACCAAGATTTCGTAATATGAAAGCTCTTAAATCTGCTTTAGTTTTTATGCGTGGTGAATATGCCATAGTATCTCCATAAGAGTTTCTTTTATTTATAAAAGATACTTAAGCGTATGTTTCAACAACTCCTAGATCAGAACTATGAAATGGTTTGAATATATACTTGCTCCCTGTTTTATAATCTCCTACTTTCATTATAGAAATTATATCAACATCATTTACATTATATACAAATACATTCGGTCTGTTATTAATAGGATCAAATATTAGTTCTTTCAAAGACTGCAAATCCATATTGTCTATTCGTCTGGACCCAAATGGTGTTCCATAATGATATCCTTTTCCTCTGCACAATCTATCATATGCTCCATTAATATTTACTACTGGCATTCCTTTAAATGAAATTCCACTACAAGGAACAATTTTGGTTGATGGTTCAGGAAGTTTTTCAATGCATTGCCACTTGACCGTATCGAGAACTTTAATCTTCTCTGCTCTAGTCTTGGCTACAGAAAGAAACATAGAGAATGTTTCTGTATTAAATAATTCCGACAGACCACAATTTATTCTGTAATAATTAATTAGAGCATTAAATGCTGCTTCTCGTTCGTCAGGCTCAGTTCGATCATGTATAATCAGATCAATCATCTTCTGATCTTTAGTTCTTGAATCCATAAAGTTCCTTTCGTTTTCATTATTTATACCATTTTATTATTGACATGTCAATCTAATTATGATATCTTGTTTCTACAAGGAGATAAAATGAAGTTTATAAAAACTAAAGGTGAAGATGAAATTCATATAACTAACGGAGTTTACTGGCGAAGAGTTACTTTATTTCTGTGGGGTATAAAATTATATTCCTTAAGAGAAGAATTTAATTCTGCTACAGGAGAATGGGAAAAAATATACTTGACTTCGATTGAATAATATGTTATAGTGTTTCTAGGAAGGAGATATTATGTCAGAACGAACAGAACAATTCAAAAAAGAATTACTTGATCTTTGCCGCAAATTTAAAGTTACTTACTTCGAAGCAAAAGATGAGTATCCTGGATATGCTGAATGTGGTGAAGATATAAGAATCACTATAGATTTTGATGGAGATTATACAGTTGATCCTCCAATACCATATGAAACTTTAGACCTTGGATGTTATTTTGAAATCTTGGAGGATAAATGAACATTAAATCAATTCGTATCGAACTTCAGATGATAGCTTTGGAACTAGAGAAAGAAGAACCAGCTACCATATATACAAAAGACAATGGCAAGTATCATGTT